TTAACATCATTCCAGAATCATCACTTCCTTGAACAATTGTAATAACACTCTGAGATATTCCAATATCAGACAACAATTCTGAAGATATCATTTTCATGCCTTCTTGAATAACAGTATGATATAATGAGCTGGTTGTGTGTAGAATACCTTGAAACATGCCAGAAATGATATTAATTTTATTTGAGCATGGCTTAAGGAATATTCCTGTACCTGTATAAAATTCCTTCATGAATCTTTCATATGTGGGATTTGATTTAATGTCCTGATTTGTCAAGAAATCAGCAACTTGTTGTAGAGGAAAACTCAGTCTCTTCCTTGGCCATAGAGACATTCCACTTATAAGAAAAGGTCGCAACTCCATGGGTGCAACAACTGAGAACATGGCAGCAAAATGAGAACTATGATGACACTGACACCATTTAGTAGCATCAGCTGATTTTGACATTACAAAATAATTAGTACCCAATACATCTCTACTTTTTTGATAATGAGATTTTACAAAATGTTTTTTTGTGTCTGGATTGATTGTTGTTTCAGAGGGGAAAAATCTACATGTGACTCTTGAAAACATTTCAATATGAAATTGTACAATCCTAGCCATTATGGTTAGCACATGGATTTCTCTGTCACCTCCATGTTGAGGTTTAGCAAAGCAATCACTATCAAAATATCCTTGTTTGATAAGTTTAGACAAACACCATGGTAATAATTCAATCTCATGATCAATAGTAGTTCGACCTGTGTCATCAAAGAAGTCATGAACCAAAGCTATTAAGGCTTCTAAGACTTTTGGTCTCTTCTTGCTCTCATCTTCATTTAAAGGCTTAAGTTTTTCATAAACTTGTTTAGATGTTTCGCCAGTCTCTACAATAGGAACAGAAAAATCTTCTGGGTGTTTCCTAGATGATGCCTTAAGAGTGGCTAGCACAGAAAAATTTGTGTAGGCTATTTCACTGCAATAAGCATCATATAAGGCTTCTTTATGATTACCTCCTATTTTGCTACTTAAGGTTCTTGAGAATAGATGAAGAAACATTTTTAATAAATGCTTGTTGCTAGCATATTTAGGAGTAGTTAAACTAGTTGTGAACATGGTTTTCACAGTATCCCTAAAATTAAATTCTTGCTGAAGAATTTTCTTCAACACTTTGAAAGTCCTGTTATTACCTCTCCCTCTTTCTTTTGATATAACATATCCAAAATAAAATGAATTAATAAGTTGTGACAGACTTAAATCTTCTTTTGAGAAAACACTCTTCAAATTTAAATAATCATACATGATCAATGGGCCCTCTTTAGAAGGAACTTTAAGTACAGAATTAAGATTATAATAATCCATATTATTGATGGTCTTTTGCAGATAATATGAGGTTAAACGTGATCTTAAGACTTCAGGTAATCTGGATGTGAAGTCATATGGGCAATTACCCACATCTTCAAAAATCTTCATAAAAAAATACCGTTGGGATGTGATCAATTCTTCAACATCAGTCTTGTTGTTCATAAATAGCAACAGAATTTTAGGTGCAATTTCTGTGACAAAACTCCCAAATTTTGTTCTATCCTGGTCATTAGTCATCAAGTGAGCTATGATACCTCCCATATATGGGCCAGCTTTTATGTAGTGTTCTATTGTAGGTTCATTATAGGAACAGAATTCTGTTATATAGTGAGTGGAGGTTTTGTAAAACTTGGGTCCTATTTTCCCACAGCTTAGAATTTTGGAATCAATTGGGAAAGCAAATGAAACAAATATATGACCTTTTGGATTGTATATGATCATTTCTATCCCAGATTTTGTAGTCTTCCTTAAAAATGTGTCAGG